GTGGTTTCCATAGCGTCTTTGGTATACACTACATCTAGGATATACGCCTCGCCGTCATACACACCGTATGTGATACTAGCTAGGTAGTCGCTGCCAGTATCGGCGGTGTCTGTATAGTTCTTAACACAAGAAAATAACACGTTACCCTTATCATCTCTTGGCAACGTGTCATATGTAAGTATTTGACTATAAAGACAACCTTTAAGGTCTATTGGTATTTGCTGATAGTTAGCGCTGGCAATATCCTCACCCATAGCTCTCACTTTTGATGTGTAAGAGGCTTTAGAGAGTACCTCTTCACACAACATAGAGCCGTCGTCTTGTAAAGCTTTCATAGTAATGACTTTGGTTTTGAACAATGGATCATCTTTAAAATGCTCGATAGCCCTGCCTGCTAAATCATCACTAGCCCAGCGTGTCATGATGATGATTATCTTGCCGCCCTCTTCGAGCCGTGAAAGCATAGTATTAGTAAACCATTCCCAATGTTTCTCTTTCACGCTGGCATTATAAGCCTCTTCGCTGTTCTTGATAATATCGTCAATGATCATGAGTGAACAGCCAAAGCCTGTAGCTGTACCAGTTGGCGAGGTGGCAAGATATGAGTTAGTGTATCCCTCTAAACTCCATAAATGAGCCTGTGCGTCGCCTGTTGCGACTCTCACATTTGGGAATACGTCAGAGAATACAATAATATCCTCATCAGCCTTACTCTCTTGAACCGCATTTCTAACCGATTTACTGAACATTTTAGAAAGCGTTTCATTATACGAGCCAGTCATTACCTTTACAGCTGGGTTGTTACCCATGCACCACTGCGTAAAGTGTTGCGCTGTTAAACTCTTACCATGCCGAGGCTATGGAGGCAGGTTCATTATAAGCACGTTGTACTCATCATTTTTGATAAAGGCCTCTAGCTCATTGCATAGATTAACTAGGTATTTACGGCTCTTTTTGTAAAAGCCTCCTGTCTTTAGCTGACAATAATAAAAGAACTCACGTCTTGCGAGTTCTCGTTTGGCTAGTTGTATGATTTTCTCTTTATTACTCCGAACCTGCACGCCCTCACCCCCTTTTCATGAATCTATACAGATTTGAGCTTATTCCTCACCTATGAGCTTTTTAATGTCCGCCGTATCAATGCCCTCAAATGGGTTTTTCACCTCGACGGCTGCGTCGATATTCTTCTTATCTCTCCACTTCTCTGGTTGTCTGTTTTTAAGCCAGAATATTAATGATGTAGGATTAGGCTGCACGTCCTTAGTGGTACGCTTAACCTCTACTATTTCACTTTCGCCTGTTTCTGGGTTATAGATACGCTCTTGAACCACCTCATCGAACTTATAACCCATAGCGCTTTTGAGTAGAGCGTTCTCCACTAATATATCGACTACCTCTTTACCTCTTTTTAACGCCTCTGAAAAATCTTTATACTTGACTTTCCAAGCGTACAAAGTAGATACGTTAATTCCTATATTATGCGCTATCTGTTCATCATTTAGGCCGTCTCGTGCCCAGCCCTCGAGTCTTATTAGATTATCTGGCTCGAGCCATGTTTCATATTTAGGGGTACGGCCTAGCCTTTTCTTTTTCTTTGGCTCTGTCTTTTTTGCTTTAGCTGCCACGATCTCACCTCTTTTATATGTGTAAATACAAAAATACCTCGAACAGAGTACCCTAATCTCTGCCGAGGTATTTTTGCGTATGTCTATAGTTGAAAGAAAGGAGGATAGAATGAAACGTATAAGCACCATTCACCACTAACATAGTACCACAGATATTTAGTACTGAATATGACAGCTTTATGACAATTTACAAGGCGTAAGCTCCAAATAAATATATGCTCAAATCATCTATTCCTTTGTCGAGCCACCTATATACATTTCGCTCAACTGTGTTATGCTTTTCTGCGATTTCTGCGATTGTCAAATCGTTGATATACCTATCAATTACACACTCGCAATAGTGCTTATTGTTATTAATGCAAGTTATGCGGTATACCTCGAGCATTTTGTCTATATGCTCGATAATTAGCTCTGTACGTCGCTTACTAGCGAGAATGGTTTCAATCTGCAATAAGCCTCTACGGTTAAAAACCTCATACAATACTGTTTGTAAGTCGCTAGGTGTGAGGGTATCCTCTGCCTTTGCAATAGCGCTTTTACAATGCGCTTTCATAGCCGTGTAGCCCTCGAGTAGCGTTGTAGTATTCTTATAGGCTCTTTCGTTTTTCTTGGCGAGCATATCCTCGTTACGCCGATTAAATTCGGTTAAGGCTGTTTGTGCTGCTGTTTCTGCTGCAATCTTAACGATAGCCTCAACCTCTAACTCAGTAAAAGTGCGCCCCTTACATTCCATTTAATCACCCCCATATATAGCGAAAACCAGTAGCCAATAATAGTATCATTCCGATTGCCACCAAAACGCTGAACACAATAGAGGTTATGAATATAAGGTGTATACGCCTATTGCATTTTTTATCAACAGCCAAGTGTGCCGCCAATCGAGCTTTTTCTAATTTTTGCATTCGTCCATAATCTACATAGCCTTTTAAATGTAGGCGATCATTGCTATTCTGATTTTCCAATTCTGACCGCCTTTCCGTCCTTAACATTATAAATAATTTCTTCCTCGAAATGCACGCCGTTCGGTATGCGATTATTTCTGATAAGCCATTGTCTAAAGAGTTTGTTAATTCCTAGCTCAAGCTCTTTAATTTCGCTCTCTGGTACGTTTTTAAGCGTTTCGTAATCGTTTATATCGTTTCTTAAATCAATTTCTAAATCTTCGACTAATTCCCTAGCAATTCCACCAGTAAAAGGCCACCATTGAGAGCAACGCACCAGATAAAATATATCCTTGCCACACCTTTGAGCCTCTTTTACACCTGCCTCTTTCGCCTCTTTTAAGCCGTGTATTTCGTTTTCTCGAGTCCATTCGTAATGGCCGCTCTCGAGAGTTACGATATAAGTATCAGTTTTCATCGTCGCCACCTGCTAATTTTACATAATTCCAATTAAAAGGATACGTATTATCACTCCACGATGTAGCTCCATTACGGAATGCAAACACCTCTCCATGTTCATACTTTGCGAAATAGCGTCTTTCCCATTTGGTTTTGTTTTTACTAACCAATATAGGCGTATCTACAGCAACCTTGCTCCAGTCAACAATACCGAGATACTTGCCAATATCAAGATAATTCGGCTCGTTGAAATCTGGCAGTAAATCAGCAATAAGCCCTACCCCATATCTATTTACACCGCCATAATCGTACCTATCGCCATATTTTATGAGTGGTTTATCGACGCCAAAATATATGCCAAGCACGCTATCAAATACGATGTATCTAACTCCTTTATCGTATAGCTTTTGCAACAGCCATTTTATGCCCTCTTTATCATTCATTTGAGTACTCCCTTCCGATAAATTTATCAAATTGCATTTGTACATATCCTATTAGGCTTTCTAAAACTTCCTCTGGTATATCGTTAAGAAAATTTTTTTAAACTTAAATCTTAAATCAAAATCGCCGTCATACCAGATAATAAATATTTCTTTTCCACTCTCTACGAGGGCTGGCTTAAGTGTTCCAGCTTTCCCATTAATAGCGAGATCATCGCTGCTTTTTATTTGCATATAATCAACCTTTAACCGCCTAATGTAGGACATTCGCATTCCCAGTAATAATCCTTGAATTTATGCTCCTTATAAAGTACGACCTCGCCTTTATTGTTTATCTCAAATTCTTCTACAAATTCCATGCCTCGCTCATAACACTTGCCCTTTATGTCGAGATTATATTTTTTTGCTAATTCTACATAACCCTGCCCAGCTACACTCCAAGCGTGGTGTATTTTAACAATAAAAATGCCTATCCCTTCTTCGTTAAGTATGATTGAATCGTTAGCCTCTTCTACATCGTCGCTATACACACACGAGCGGTAAAGCGACTTCAAAAACACTGTTCGCTCTGGTATGTCAGGTATCAAATCAGAAAAGCACATCTCAGGGTTAGCCCCCTTAAATTCGTTTGTTATAAACTTGATTAAATCTTCTTTAGAGCCTCTAAACTTAACCCAGCCCTCGCACCAATTTGGCATATTTTTTCACCTCGTTATTGTTATTAATATTTTTTCAGTAGTAAAGCTATTTTCTGTTAATTGAACTTTTCTATCTATCATTTTAAGCTCGATAATATCCTCGACGCTTAATACTCTATAGCCCATGCCGTCTTTAATTTTTATAAGCACTGCACGATCACTGTTCTGATTTTCCTTAGCAACCTTACGAGCATATTGTAAAGCTATATTTAAGTCGTTATCAGTCATATAATCTCTACATTTTAATGTGAGATATTCGCATTTTTGATAGGCTTTAAATTCAACCTCATCAAAGCCGTGTTTGAATAATTCCTCTGTGTTTATCATTTATCGGCCTCTTTACTGAGCGCTCTATAAAGCTCTTGTTTTACATGTAGCCTCATAGCCTCAACTCTACTGTCTAAGCACTCATTAAATAGCGTTGTAGCGTCAACAATTAGTGACAAACTAACCCATACGCCAACCCCTTTATATTGCCACTTATACCCTGTAATTTTCGGCTCTGTATCTAGTATTGTAAAGGCTATATCAACCTCTGGAATTACAATATCATTACCCATAACAATAGTTAGCGCTGCGACCAACTCGTGATAATTAACCTCTTTACTTTCCATATACTCGCCTACTTTC